GTAACCCCGACACTTCTCCAGCTCCAATGTCTGTAGGAGGTATTAACCAAGAGCCTAAACCTATGAAGATGGATAATAAACCAATATATGGCAAATAATTAATGTCAGCAGTATCTTCTGAAGTAAAACTGTTTGAGTGTCATCGGTGCCATATATCACGCCCGATTACTCTTTTTGCTGAAAACGATAAGCTATGTGCTTATTGTAAAGCAGATATTGCTGAGTCTTTACCAGCTCCAGAACAAAAGGTAGAAGAAAAAGTTGAAGTAGAAACTAGTGCTCAAGAGAAAGCTAGGGCTGAACTTGCATTACGTTTCCTGACTAGAAAAAGAATGTTACCTTTTGTGGAAAGATTTAACCCTGACTACAATGCAGGTTGGGTACATAAAGATGTTTGTGCAAGGCTAGAAAAATTTAGTCGTGATGTAGTAGATAAAAAATCACCACGACTAATGCTGTTCATGCCGCCTAGACATGGTAAAAGTACCCTTGCTTCAGTAGCATTTCCTGCATGGCATCTAGGTAGAAATCCATCACACGAATTTATTGGCTGTTCCTACTCAGGTTCGTTAGCCATGGGTTTCAGTCGTAAAGTACGACAATTGCTACGTGAACCATCTTACAAAACCGCATTTAAAACTAGACTCGATCCAGATTCACAATCAGCCGAAGCATGGTTAACTGTCAACGGTGGCGGTTATGTAGCAGCAGGTGTTGGTGGAGGTATCACTGGTAAAGGTGCTCACATTCTTTTGATTGATGATCCAATTAAAAATAGAGAAGATGCAGAATCACAAAATAATAGAAGTGCTACCTGGGACTGGTATACCTCTACCGCATACACTCGATTAGCCCCAGGTGGGGGTATACTTGTTATCTTGACTAGATGGCATGATGATGATTTAGCGGGACGATTATTGAAAGCAACTACTGAAGGTGGTGATCACTGGGAAGTAGTACGTTATCCTGCTATCGCTGAAGATGATGAGAAGTTTCGTAAACAAGGCGAACCTTTACATGAAAGTCGTTACGGTATAGAAGCACTTGATAGAATACGTAAAGCTATAGGACCTAGAGATTGGTCAGCACTCTATCAACAAAATCCTGTAGCTGATGACGGTGAATATTTTACCAGAGAAATGATTCAGTATTTTGAGCCAGATGATGTAGATCTAGATCGCATGCGGTTCTACTGTGCATGGGACTTGGCTATTGGTCAACGAGACAGGAACGATTATTCTGTTGGTATTGTTGTAGGTGTTGATGAATATGATAGGATGTTTGTAGTCGATGTTGATCGAGGACGGTTTGACGGTTTTGAACTAGTAGAAAGAATATTAGATTTGTATGAACTGTGGAAGCCGTCTATTATAGGAATAGAAAAAGGACATATTGAAATGGCGTTAGGTCCATTTTTAGAAAAACGTGTCAGAGAGAGGGGTCTCCACGAAGCCTATTTTAAGGATTTGAAAACTGGTAGACGAGACAAAGAAGCTCGTGCCAGAGCTATCCAGGGAAGGATGCAACAAGGCATGGTTTATGTACCGAAGAACGAAAATTTTTCGGGGCCTTTAATCGCTGAACTCTTGCGTTTTCCTAACGGAGTACATGATGACCAGGTTGATGCACTTGCATGGATAGGACTTATGATGACAGAGTTTAGTAGTTTTTCTGAGCGAGTTGTTCAAGCACCGTCTTGGCGTGATAAACTTCAATACTTAGCTAAAGAAACTAAAACTAAATCTGCGATGAGAGCATAATTTATGGCGATAATACCTAAGAGAAGAAAGATTACCCCTGAAGAAGAAGATGTTATAAGCTCAACTCAGTGGGATCGTTACACTCGTGCCCGTGATAACGGACATGTTGATTATGTTGATCTAGCAAAAAAATGTGATGCTTATTATCAGGGAGAACAATGGGATTCATCTGATATTGCAGCTCTTGATGCAGAAGGTCGACCTGCATTAACCATCAATACTATTTTACCAACGATAAATACTGTTTTAGGTGAGCAGGTAAATCGTAGAGCTGATATTAGATTCAAACCTAGACGGGGAGCAGAACAAGAAACTGCAGATACGTTAACAAAATTATTTTCACAAATTGCAGATAACAATAAATTAGACTGGGTAGAACAACAGGTTTTTACTGACGGTTTAATTATGGACGGTCGTGGTTATTTTGATGTTCGCATAGATTTTAGTGATAACATGCAAGGCGAAGTTAGAATTACTGCAAAAGATCCGTTAGATATTATTCTTGATCCAGATGCCAAAGAGTATGATTCAACAACTTGGAACGAAGTGTTTGAAACAAAATGGATGACTCTTGATGAAATCGAAGAACTATACGGCAAAGAACAAGCCGATAAATTACTTTTTATTGCCGAAAACGGTCAGACTTATGGCAGGGATTCAGTAGAATACTATGAAACTCGTTACGGTGATACCGATGATACTGATGATTATATAGGTACTTCTACTACAGGTTATGGTGATGAATATAGAAGTGTAAAAGCTTTACGGGTAATAGAACGTCAATATAAAAAGCTGCATCGTATTGACTGTTTCGTTGACAAACAAAATGGAGATATGCGTCCTGTTCCTGAAAACTGGTCGGCTGCAAAGACAAAAAAATTCGCTAAACAATATGACCTAGATTTATATTCTAAAATGAAAAAACGTGTCCGTTGGACCGTAACCTGCGACAAAGTAGTATTGTTTGATGACTGGTCTCCGTATGATGAGTTTACTATCGTTCCTTACTTTGCTTACTTTCGTAGGGGTAGACCTTTTGGTATGGTGCGTAACTTATTGTCTCCACAAGAACAGCTAAATAAAGTAGCAAGTCAAGAGCTGCATATTGTAAACACTACAGCAAACAGTGGTTGGTTAGTAGAATCAGGATCACTGACTAGCATGCAAGTAGAAGATTTAGAAGAACATGGAGCAGAAACAGGTTTAGTTCTTGAATATAATCGTGGTTCAACTCCACCAGGGAAGATACAACCTAATCAAATACCTACAGGGTTAGATAGAATTAGTTTAAAAGCAGCTAACAACATTAAAGAAATAAGCGGTATCAATGATTCCATGTTAGGAACAGATAGTGCTGAAGTATCGGGTGTAGCTATTCAGGCTAAACAGAACCGTGGTATTGTCATGATTCAAGTACCATTAGATAATCTTAAAAAGACAAGATTATATCTAGCTGAAAAAGTACTAAACATAATACAACAGTATTATACAGAAGAAAGAGTTATCATGATTGCTAATGGTGAAGCTTCTGATGAAATGGAACAAAATGAAATGATGGTTATTAATCAGCAGGTAGGTGATCAAATTATTAATGATATTACTATCGGTGAATATGATGTTGTTGTAAATACTACTCCAGCTAGAGATTCATTTGATGAAGTTCAATTTGCTGAAGCTCTAAACTTAAGACAAGTAGGAGTAGCAATACCAGACGATGCCATTGTGCAGTATAGTAATCTTAATGATAAAAGTGAACTTGCTAGAAGAATACGTACTCTGACAGGTCAAGAACCACCAAGTATAGAACAACAACAGTTGTTACAAATACAGCAACAATTTCAGTTCCAACAATTGCAACTTGAGATTGCTAAACTAGAGGCCGAAGTACAAAAATTAGAAAGTGAAGCCCAAGTTAATTTTGCCAAAGCTCAAGATGTTGCTTCTGTACAACCACAGCTACAACTTGCAGAAGCTCAATCTAAACTTGAGATGAAACAACGTGAGTTGGATTTAAGAAGAGAATTATCTGCATTGACTAATAGTACTAGACAATCACAAGCAGAAACCCAAGCGGCAAGTAAAATTGCTGCAACTGCTATGTCTAATGCAGCAAAAACTAATACGGTTATGCCTGATACAGAAGTTACACCACCAGGTCCTGTTAACATAGAAAACTTTAGATAAGGAGGATAGTGTTATGATGCATGGCGATAAGAAGATGATGAAGGGTAAGAAAAAGAAGATGACAAAGAAAAAGAAAATGACAAAGAAAAAAATGAAAACTAAAAAAGCTAGTAAGCCTAAATCAAGGATGGGTTACGGATACTAATAAAAGGAGTTATTAATGGCTGAGGATAAAAACGAAGAAGGCAGTGTTAATCTTGGGATTTCCTATCCTGGATCTGATCCAATGGAAAAAGCTAAGTATGAAGTTGATTTAAATTTCGCTGAAGAAATTACAGACGAACAACTTGATCCACCAGAAACAACTGCTGAAACAACAACTGAGGAACAAGTAAGTGAATCAGAAACTGACGATACGACAGAGGAAACAACTGAGACAACTGAAGAAGATGGTGAGACAGAAGAAACAGTTGAACCAGAAGAAACCGAGGTTGAAGAGGCTGCTGAACTTGAAGATACTACCGAGACTGAAAAAGTTGAAGAAGTGGAGCAAGTCGAAGAGCCAGAAGCTAAAAAACCTATGGTTCCGAAGTCTAGATTGGATGAGGTTCTTGCTAAAACAAGAAAATTACAAGAGCAAATAGATGCTTTAACTGCAGAAAAAGAAGCTCCTGCACCTGATCCAGCTCCTCAGCCTTATGATTTTGATGCTAAAGAACTTTTATATCAAGACCATGTGCTTAATGGTGAGACTGAAAAAGCTGTAGCTTTAAGAAAAGAGATACGAGCAGCTGAAAAAACACAGCTTGAGTATGAAATGGGTCAAAAATTTAACCAACATACTACTCAGAATCAACAATTAAATGAATTGCAGATTGTAGCTAATGAAATGGAGGCAAAATATCCTATTTTTAGCAAAAATTCTGAAGATTTTAACGAGACTTACACTAATGAGGTTGTAGAACTGCGAGATGCTTTTGTTAACAATGGGTCTGCTCCCGCAGAAGCACTTAAAAAAGCAGTAAATTATGTAGTAAAAACA